TCCATAATATAATTCCACCACGAGGACCACGTAATGTTTTATGAGTTGTAGAAGTAACGACATCAGCATAAGGAACAGGATTGTCATATGCACCACCAGCAATTAAACCAGAATAGTGAGCCATGTCAACCATAAGTAATGCACCAACTGAATCAGCAATTGCTCTGAACCTTACCCAATCAATTTGTCTTGGATATGCACTTGCACCAGCAATGATCATATCAGGTTTATGTTGTTGAGCTAACCCAGCAACTTCTTCGTAATCAATTAAACCATTTTCATCAACACCGTAAGTATGAGCATTAAACCATTTACCTGAAATCGTAACTGGAGCTCCATGAGTTAAATGACCACCGCTTGCTAAATCCATTCCAAGAATTGTATCTCCAGGATTTAAGAATGCTTTATATACGGCAAGGTTTGCGTTTGCTCCACTATGTGGTTGAACATTTGCGAATTCACAACCATATAGATCTTTTAGTTTATCAATAGCTAAGGTTTCAACTTCATCCATAAATTCGCAACCGTTATAATAACGAGCGCCTGGATATCCTTCTGCATATTTGTTTGTAAACTCTGAACCACAAAGTTTCATAACTGCTTTACTCGCAAAGTTCTCTGAAGCAATTAGTTCTGTGGTTAGTTTTTGGCGTGATAGTTCTTTTTGATAAATCTTATTGATTCTTTCATCGAGCATATTATTGCTGTTCCATCCTATATTGTGTTTCATCTCTGTGGTGTATTATCTTTCCAATCATTAATGAAGTCAAGTTGCTTTGCTTGAGACCATTCTTCGGCCAACGTTTCATTATCATCTTTGAATAATTTAAGTACTTTTTCAGTAGTAGCAAAATCTATATTAGTTACTGTTTCACCTAACCACTTTTGGCTAAATTCTTTTACTTCTTCAGCTTCAACAGATTCTTGAGACCACTGTTTTGCTAACTTATCAGTTAATTTAACTTCTTCATTCCACTTTTGTACCTCTTCTCTAGGTACTATGTATCTTTGTTTAAATACTGAAATCGTATCTATTACTACATAATCACTTTTCATTTTTTTTACCTCTTAACCAATATCTATACGAAACTGGATTTTCTACTGTTTTTAAATACCTTTGGTATTCTTCTTTCTTTTCTTTTGATTCTGTCATAGTCTTAACCCAGCCGTCTGAGTTGTCTTGCCATGATTTAGAATTTTCTGTATTGTTCATTAGTGCCACGCTTGAGTCTTGCTAATCGTTTATATAAAGGCTCCTCTTCAACATCTGGAGATTTAATTAGGACTCTTGAATTGAATGGTTGTCCTATCTCTCTTGCGTAAACTGTTTTTCCTTTATCAGGACTTTCGTAAATCTTTGCCATTTTGTTCTCCTACACAAATAAATTAATTGCCGCGAATGATAATATCATAAATCCAAATACACATACTTGGACTACTGTCATAATAGCCACTTGTTTCATTGGATGTACTTCTACAATTTTTTCTATCGCCGACTCGCTTGGTGCAAGATTAGCTGCTTGTAAGATCTTTTCCTCAGTACTTTTTGTCATTATCTAATCTTCTCATAATTTTATTAATAATATGTTCTGCTTCAGGATAATCATCCATCATATCAACTACTTTATCAATCATATCTAAATCAAGTAACATTTCGTTACGTCTTTCTAACCAAGCTTGCTGATCTGCCTTAGCTTTAAATTCATGCATCCTTCTAACAAATTGATTCACTTGTAACCACATGTGATAATCTATCTTACCGTTTTCGTCAAATGGAGGTTCTTCGCTCATTTAAATAAACCGATCCTTTCCCCTGCTGCTTTACGACGATCGTATTCTTCAGGGGTAGAAGGATACCGCCATCCCCACATTGCTCCAAGTGCCATAAATGTTCCTGAGTATGCAACTGCCTTCCAATTTCCAGTTGTCACTATCATTAGAGTTAAAGCAAATGCCATAAATCCTAACATCATATACTTTGCCTTTTGTGGAAATACTTTCTTTGTTTCCCAGTTCGTTAGGAATGGTCCAAATAACTTATGGTTATATAACCAGTTATGCATTCTATCTGAACTCTTTGCGAAACAGTATGCCGCGAATACAGCAGGTATACTAAAAGGTATCCCAGGCAATACAACGCCGACATAGGCAACTCCTAAACTTAAAAATCCTAATCCACCCCATAATAATTTTTTCATATTCATTATATTTTCCTTCGTTTCAATGTTGTGGTTAAACCCTTCTTAACCAACCCACTTTTATTTGGTTTAATTTCTACTTCTTCTAATCCGCTATCTTTTTCTTTAAGTTCCATATTCATTACTTGACTATTATCAACTAGTGGTTTAGTAGGAGCTTCACGTTCTCTTTTAAAAGCGGCTGTACTTATAATTAATAACATTATTGCCAAAGGATCGAATACGAATATAATTATAAGTATGATCCATCTAACTGCATTATCATAATACTCTTTGGCCTCCGATCCGTATAACATATCAGCGATATATTTAACAGGTCCGAGTTCTGCTGCCTGGTCTAACTGTAACTTTTGAATTGGTAGCTTCTGTTCATTATATTTTACAATACTTTCTACTGCTTTGTCAATAGTTATTGCTAGATTATTTCTTTCTTCTGTTTGACGACCGTTAACATAGTTACGATCCTCAGGCCTTGATGTTTCTAATACATAATCTAAACCCTTAATACGATCTTGTGCAGCCTTAAGTTTTGATTGTTCTGCCTCTATTCTTGTATCAATGATACTTGCTTCAAGAGAATATGTATCACCTACTAATGCAGAATCAATATGAGCCTTAGAAAGGAATCCAAATATACCCATACTTGTAATAAGCATTAAGACAATAACAGCAGCTGTAAAATAACCTCGTACTAAATTATTAATACGATCCCATTCGTAATGTAACCAAGCTGCTGATACAAGTTTGCCGAATTCTAATACAGTTGCCATAACAGCAATACCTATAACGGCACCGCTAAAGATTGTCATTAATCCGATAATACTAAAATAGGCAGCTGTTGCTGCTAAAGTAAGGGATGTAAATAAAGTTAACCATTTCATAATATTATTTATTCAGAATAATTCCAATTTACCTTTGCATGTTTAGCTTCATCTTTTCTTACATTGACTATCATGTCTCTTAGTGTTGCATTTTTTGGCATCTTATAATATTGAATCGCCAAATTTGGTGCAGAAACATTTTTTATTTTACCATTGTCAATCATTTCTAAATAGTTAGTATAACTACGAACAGCTTCTTCTTCAAAATAATGAATCATACGATGCGCTGTTTTTGGAAAAAAGACATACATAATAAAATAAAAATTCCAAAAGATAGCTTGAGCTAATAATATAAGCCATCTCTCAAATATGTTTGGTTTTGTGATTTCAATAAAGAACATGAGATGCATACGTTCGTTTTCTGCTTCTGCTAACAGTTCTCGTATTTTAGGACCATAACCAGTTTCCATTCTTCGTAAACTTTTGAGATGGATCCACATACCTGCAACCATCCCAGGAACTCCAGCAATAGTTTCAAGTACTACTGCACGGTGACCATATCGTTTAGCAAAAAATGTATCTGCAAAGAATCTAAAAAAACTTGTCATTGAACGTGCTACAATATCTCTCATTTAAATTTTCTCAAATGTATCTACTAAGGCTTCAACTAACTCATACATCATTGTAGTTGTGTGTATTGGTGTTGGTGTAATTCTTAATCGTTCTGTGCCTTCATCAACTGTTGGATAGTTAATCGGTTGAATATAAACACCGTGTTGATTTAAAAGATAATCTGACATTGCTTTACAACGTTTAGAATCATTAACCATTACTGGAATAATGTGAGTACATGCTTCTGGGTGTACTCTTAACCCAGCATCTATTATTAGATCCTTTATAATTTTTGCATTGCGCTGATGTTTTAATCTGAGCTCGTTATGGTCTTGTAAGTATCGTATTGAGGCAATCGAGCCAGCACACATTACAGGTGATAAGGAAGTGGTAAATATAAACCCTGAGGCCACGCTGCGTATAGCATCGAGTACAACACTATCACCAGCAATATAACCACCGTGACCACCAAACGCTTTTCCAAGTGTTCCATTTATAATATCTACCCTCTCTGATAAACCTAATTTTTCGCAATAACCTGCACCTGTATCACCATATAAACCAACTGCATGCACTTCATCAATATAAGTGATCGCATTGTACTTATCTGCTAAATCACAAATGTCTTTTATTGGTGCTACATCACCGTCCATACTATAAACACTTTCAAATACAATACATGGTATCATATTTCTTTCAGTAGCTTCTTTTAATGCAGCTTCTAAATTTTCCATGTCGTTATGTTGCCAGATAATTTTTTCTGCACGACTATGTTTAATACCCATGATTAATGATGCATGATTTTTATTATCTGAAACAAAACAAATATTTGGAATGATACGAGAAAGTGCAATCATACTCCACTCATTTGCTACATAAGCTGAAGTAAATAAAAGGCCACTCGGTTTAGAATGTAATGTGGATATTACCTTTTCTAGAGTAACATGGTAATGTGAAGTACCTCCAATATTTCGAGTACCTCCACTTCCAGTACCGGTTTTGTGTAATGCAGTTGACATTGCATCAATTACATATTGGTTTTGCCCCATGCCAAGATAGTCATTGGAACACCAACTAATTATTGTTTTTGGACTGTATTTAGAATACCAAGTTGCACGAGGAAACTTACCGCGTTCTCTAACAATATCATTAAAGACACGATAGTTTCCCTCGTCCTTGAGATTATCTATTACATTCTGAAAAGGTTTAATATCAATCATTCACTATACTCTATGCTGCGTAGGCATCATCCCAGGTTCCTTCTAAACCAGCAACCTCATATTCGGTTACACGATTCTCAAAGAAGTTTGTATGGTCTGCACCATTCAGTACCCATTCTAACCAAGGTAATGGATTATCTTTTACCTTGAAGTTTGGTTTCATACCTAACTGTAATAATCTTCTGTCTGTTATATATTTTATATATTCTTTTACTTCGGATTTTTCCAGTCCTTCAATAGATCCCATTGCATAAGCAAGATCAATAAACTTATCTTCTAGGTCTACAATGTCCTGAGACATTTCGTATATTTCTTTTTTAAACTGATCATCAACAACTCGACTGTGTTCTTTGATGAACGCTTTAAACAATTTAGAATTACCTTCAACGTGAATTGATTCATCACGAATAGACCACTCTACTACTTTACCCATACCTTTCATTTTACCGAAACGTTGAAAGTTAAGTAACATAACGAAAGAAGCAAATAAAGCAACACCTTCGTTAAATACTGATTTAGCAATTGACAGTCCTAGACCACGTAAAGTATTTGTATCTGCCTTACGCATATATTCAATCTTATCAGCCATTTCAGAATAATCTAAGAATGCATGATATTCACTATCAGGTAAACCTAAAGTCTCATTCAATAACGCATAAGCACGTTGATGAATACCTTCTCTTGCTGCAAATGACCCTAACATATTCCTAACTTCGTTATTCTTAAACTTAGGAATAAACTGGTCAAAATAATTCTGGCCAACAGCAACATCAGACTGAGTAAACAATCTTAGAATGTTTGTAATATAATCTTTCTCTATTTGAGTAATCTTACCGCCTTTCCAATCCGCAACATCTTCAGATAAATCTAATTCATCTTCGATCCAATGACATTTCTCATGTCTTGTTGTAATTTCAACAGCCCAAGGATAATGAAACGGTTTATATGTTTCGCTGAACTCCATGAGTCCGCCTTGCTTTTTAATTAACGTATCGGATATTGCCATTAGGTCGTTATATGTACCTATATGTTTTTCGTCAATAAAGATCTGTGGTACTGACCTTACTTCTTTACCGTTTGAGATCCTTTGATAAAATGCTAATCTTTGTTCCTCGTCATCTAACACTACTTGAGTATAACTAAATCCATGTTGTGTAAACCATGCTTTTGCCTTTTCACAGAATGGGCAATTTGATTTAGTATAAATTAATACTTCCATTTTTCTTCCTGTTTTTCTATCGTTATCCTTCGCAGGCGATACACTCATCTTGCTGTTCCTCCGATCCGTTATTGAACTTAATTGAGTTTGGGTTAATAATATCATCTAACTTTTCGCGTTCCACTTTCTGGGATACGTTTTCTGCCTTGCTAGAAGATTCTGTTCTTAAATAATATAATCCTTTACATCCTTGTGCCCACGCTTGAAAATGGACTGAATGTAAATATTTCTTGTCTGCACCAGCTGGGAAAAAGATATTTAGACTTTGTCCTTGACATAAGTGATTCTGTCTGTCTCCTGCTAGCTTGATTAATGCATGCTGATCCAATTCTATTGCTGTTCTAAAAACATTCTTTAAATGCTCATCTATAAAGTCTAGATGTTGAACTGAACCGCCATTCGTAATAATTGTTGACCAGACTTCGTCTGTATTTTTACCAAGATCGTCCAATACCTTTTCAAGATATGGATTTTTATTTAGGTGACTACCTACTCTTGTTCTTGATGTAAACGCATTAGCCTTCCAAGGTTCAATACTTGGCGAGGTATCTACAATCATAGAACTATTTGCGTTTGGAGCAATTGCTAACATATGAGCGTTACGTCTGCCTGTGCCTTTCATATCTGGTGCTTCACCACGACGTTTACCCATTTCTTCAGTTGCTTCAACAGACTTTTGTTTTATTAATGCAAAAATTTCTTCATTCTTATCAATTGCGTCCTGACTATCAAACGCAATCATATTCTTTTGGAAATAGGAATGTAATCCCATTGCACCGAGACCTAAAGATCTTTCTTGTTGCGCAGAGTATCGAGCCTTTGAGATCTCATCTCCTGCATTATCAATAAAGAACTGTAATACATTGTCTAGGAATACAATAAGGTCTTTAACCATATTTGTATCTTTCCATTCGTCATACATTTCTAAATTGACTGAAGATAAACAACATACTGCTGTTCTTTCTTCGTCGGTCACAAGGTGTATTTCATTACATAGATTAGATCCTTTAATTGATAAACCCATTTCCTTTTGTGATTCAGGTAATGCTCTATTTGCTGTATCAATAAAGTTAACATAAGGTTCACCAGTACGATACCTTGTTTCTAATATTAACTCCCATAGTTTACGAGCATCAGTCATTTCACGAACTGACTTATCGTTTGGATCTAATAAACCCCATTGCTTCCCATCTCTTACTGCTTCCATAAATTTATCAGTCAAGTTAACAGCATGGTGAAGATTCAAATTTTTTCTATTTACGTCACCTGTTGGAATACGCATATTAATAAACTCTACAATATCTGGATGATCAATATCCATATAAGCTGCATAAGAACCTTTTCTTGTTCTTCCTTGACGGTAAGCAACCATGTCAGCATCTACAGTATGTAGGAATGGCATAGGACCTGGAGCCTTTTTAGATACCGCTCTAATGTCAGACCAATGACCACCTACTCCGCCACCTTTAACAGATAACCATCTCAGTTCGGCTGTATGGTCAATCAATCCGTCTAAAGTATCAGGTACATATGTTAAGAAACAACTAATTGGTAACGCTTTTGCTTTCTCTCCTTTTAAGACTGCATTAGAAAGCACAGGAGAAGAATACATAAACCAACCTTGAGAAACATAATCATAAATTCGTTGTGCAAGTTTTAAATTACCACCGCAGAACGCAACAGCAGCTCGAGCATAAGCCATCTGTGGAGATTTTTCATCGTCTCTACAGTAATAGTCTTTCAATAATTTAAATGATTGTTCTCCTAATGTCTTATCTCTTTTTGTTTGAATCTCAATTCCTAAATGCTGCATTCTTTTCTCCGTTATTATTCTTGTACATATTCTTTTGTTAAGGGAAAGATATTTGTAATTACTTCAGCGCAAGCTACTGCAAGATCCATATGTTCTAGTTGAGTACCGTTTCCAGATCGTAATTCAATATAATGAATCCATGATCTTAATGTGCCATTTACATATAACCTTGAAACTGTATTACCTTCTGGTAAAATAGCCCTTGCTTGTTCTTTTGCGATTCCTTTATCAATTGCCCATTGATATAACTTTTCTGTTTCTCGAATGAACTGTTTTTGTTTCATTCTCCAATCTTCTGCTATCCTTCGTTGTCCTTCATCGTCTCTATCAACAGGAATACTATTTTGACGATTCTTTGGATCTTGAAATCTTGCTTCACGAGCTACCATCTCTAAATCTTCAAGAGGGTTTGCGTATCGTTGACTAAATTCCTGAAAGCTAAAACTACGATGTCTTAATAATTGACGTGCAATATCCCTTGTGGTTTCTACTTCTAAACAAACACTGACCATTTCCAAAGGAGACCAATGTTTGTGCTTGATTAAATAATTAACAAGCTTACTATTTGTTGTTGTGTTGTTTTGATTATTTGGATTACTAACTCTTGCACAGTATGCGACTAAACCTAATAAAGAACTATCTCCTTCAAGTTGTTCAGTAGGAGATCCTACGATTGTAGGTGCTTGACTATGACTAATCAATTTAACTTTCATTATATACTATGTCCTTTTCCATTGTTGAAATTTCAATTTTGCTTCCAAACCTTTATATGTTATTGTTCTCATTAAACTCTCAACACAAGATATACTTCCATCGAGAACCATTTCATTTATATCTTTGCCTGGCACATTGTGTGGCCATATCACAACACTGCGTCCTGCATCGATTATGCGTTCCATCCTTTTGTGAATCTCTAAATTGCGAGGTTCAGCGTCAAAGACGAAGACTGCATTTTCCACTCTTTCGAGCGAATTGGTATTACCATCTGCTCCATTCATTGCGATTGCATTTGATAAAAACATACTATCAAGCGCACCTTCAACAACATAATACTTTTCGTTGAAGTTTACTTTGTCGAGTCCATACAACTTTGGTACTTCTTCGAACATAATGGTAATATAACGAAGGTATGCATCAGGATCCATTGACCTTGCTGATACTCCGAAACATTTGCCGTCTTTATCTAAGAACGGTATAACAAGTCGGGCTTCATCTTTCTTAACATTCTCAAACTTATTTGGTATTATTCCATTGATCCATTCTTTGAACTTAGGAGCAAAATAAAGTCGATAATGATGCTTAGAAGGTATTTGCCGTATATCTATATATTTCTTTACTGGGTGAGAATGCTCAAGCTGGCTGATTTTTTTTAACTTTTTTAGTGGATCCGAACGAGAGAATTGCGGCTCGGTAAATTTGGTTAACTCTAGAGTTGATGTTTCTGTTGAGATCGTATTATTAGCTTTGCCTATGAACTTTTCAGCAACATAATCGTTGTATGCTAATGGGTCAACAACCTTAAGAAAATTGCCAAAGATGTGACTTGCACCGCAGTTATGACAATAATAAAATAACTTATTCTCACGTTCAAGTAACCAACCACGAGCTTTAGATTTATTTGTTTTTGAATCGCCACATAGTGGACAACGAAAGTTGATTCTATATGGATTAGTATTTTTGATGCGATATCGGTCGAGTCGCCCTGCCAAATGTTGGGCGTACTGAATATCAACAAAGTCAAGCATAATATATAAATCCGTAAAAATCTGTTATTAGAGTCTATTATAACAAATAATTAGTAGGATGTCAACCAATAATTGTAGTAAAATCAATTTTTGTTGCGATAAAGACTAATACGGCTCCAATACCAGCAACATACCATTTCCACTGATTTAAGGTATTTACTCTAGCTTCCATATCAGAAATACGCTTATCAAGATTGCCGTTTAACTTACTTAAAGCTTCCATAATCTCAGCATTACGGTCTTTTCGACTTGCCATAGAGTATTCAGATAACCGTTGATGATCTTCTCTTGAAGAACTGCGGTATTGTTCTAATCTATCATGAACAATTGCTAAATCTTTAGCTGTTTCATATTTGTTCTGTTCTATTTTAATGTCTAGGTTTTCTATCTTTTCCGCAACGTTGTTTAAAATTTCGTGTTGCACTGCGATACTCTTATCTCTATCACCTGACTTTTCTATAATGTACTCGTACTTAGCAAAAAATGTCTCGATTTGCTTAATGTCTTTCTTAATTAAAGCAACGTCAGTTATAACGCCGGATATATCTTTACTTAGGTCGCTCATATCTTGGTTTCCGTATTTGGATTATTATATCACAAAATACATTATATGTCAATAGTATTTATAACTACGATTTCTTAAAAGTGGACTATATTTAATTTATTTTTTTTCTACTGCAAGACCTGCAGCTGGTTCGTCATCAATCGTTACATTTCTATAATAAACAATGACTTCGCCAAGTTCTCGAATATATCTTCGTAACTCTTGGGTATTCTTCGACATCATTTGATAGTCACCAACGGTCATTGCCACAAAGACTATGTCTCCGTTGTTTTTCTCTTTCATTTCGTCTAAGAATCTATCTAAATAGGTGTATCCTACAGGCCATTCTGGGTGTTCTCTTTCTTCTAAAGTACAATCCTTCGGCCTTTTGGTTTTAGGTTTTCCATCGTCATCTATCTCACCTGTAGGTAGTCTTTTACAAGGATTAGTGACAATTGCTTCTGATACAACATACCACTTTGGATCCTCTAATGAAATAGGACGTGGTAGTGTAGGCTGGATTATTTCGATCCTAACCGGTTTAGTAATGATCTCAACTTCTTTAGCACCAAAGATATTTCCTAAAGTACTACAACCGCTAAGGAACGTCAGGAGCATCAAGCTCGCTAATAGCTTTGCTGTCATTCTCTATATCTCCAAATACTTCTGCTGTACCATTATTGAATCTTATTTCCATAAGACCGGGTTTAGCAAGGGCAAGTTTATCAAAGTTATGTTTAGCAAATATGGCAAGGTACTGATCTTTCTCTTGTTCTATTTGATTGTAATTACGTTGAAGGTTGCCTAAAGATTTTGATTGTTTCTCAAAAGAATCTGTGATAGCAGAAATAGTAGCTTTTTGTTCTGCCACAGCTCCTTCTAATTTAACATTGTTTTCTTTGAGAGTTTGGTTTTCGTTATATAACCAATATCCACCGAGACTCAGTACCAATATAATTCCTATGAATAATTGGTTAAACATTTTACTCTTCTATTGGTGTTTCTGCTGGTGTTTCTACTGATTCGCCTACTGCTTGACCTGTTCGTACATCAACTTCGTCTGCTACGATTCCTTCAATGCCTTCATCGGCAACTTCAGGTTCGGCTGCTAAGTTCATTGTTTCAACTTCTGCAACTTCAGGATGTTCTTGAGTCATGTCTTGATACTTAGTATTCAAAGCTGCTCTTACACGGCTTGTCATTTCGTCATCAAAGGCTTGTTTTACTTTAAGCGGATTATTATCTAACGCTTGTGAAATAATGTCATTTACTGGCATGTTGTGTTCTCCATATTATATTGTTAGTAAATTTATTTATACATTCTCTAAGCGAACCATTAATCTTTCGGCTCGGTTAGTGACTTGTTTGTGCCATCGAGAATCTCTACCCTCAATAGCAGCTTCTTTCCAATCTCCTGCGAGAATGGCTTTATGCATTTTCTTGAATTTGCTTAGTCTTGTTCTTCCCATGTTGAACATCATATTAACTAAGATTTGTTGTACCTCATCTTCGAGGTCTCCAAAGATCCCTTCTTCGTATAGCTTATCACATTCTGATATCGCAATATCTAGGTCTCTTTCAAAACATTCTTTTGTTCTTTCTTCTGAAACTGGTGTACCAACTTCTTGTCCATATTCTGGGTCTGAATCAAGGACGAGATGGCCAACACCGAACGTTGGGTAGCCGAGATGATCCTTGTATATTTCGTATACTATACCCTCGTCTATTTTTAATTGTTCAAAGACAGCTTCTCTGTCTAATTTAGTATCTTTAAAAAACATTTCTTTTCCTCTCTACGCTAACGTTGTTATATCAACGGCCGATGTACCTTGAAATTCCAAACGGCTTGCTACTTGACTTTCCGCATTAGCTTTAATAGTGCTATCATAATATGTATCACCGCCTGCATATTCATATCCCCATAACGCAATATCAACCGCAGTGTTTGCCGTGGTTGATTTCGTTACTTCATTGTTGGATATATCTTCTGTACTTAATACAGCAACCATAGGCTGTACTGAGTATATAGAACTTCCAACTGCAACATCATAAGTTTTAACATTAAGTGTTACTTTCTTAATTGTGTTATCTGAGTCAAACTTAAGTACTTCAGCTAACTCTAAAACTTTATCGTATGTAGGCATTAAGTAATCATCTCAAATTCTGCAGATTTGTTTAGGAATGCAATTGACCATCTGTCATCAGAATCAATAAAGCAATAATGTACCATACCTTTATCAGGTCCGTCTACTACTTCCCAAATCCAACATACCCAGCCGTCTTTAAGTTTTTTATCTGACTGAGCGATTGCACTAAAGAAAGCTTTCATTTTATTTCGTGCATTCCAATATCTACCATATTGGATTTCGTCTGACTTCCAAATATCTTTGTACTTGGTTTGGAGGTCTTTGTAATCTTTACCGATTACCATTCTCTTATCTGCTTTTTTACCAAAAGGTACTATTCCCATTCCAAGAACTTTAACCTTACCATCGTAAACAGGCATTCCTGATATACCATAGTTCTTTGCACTGCGTCCTTTCCACATGGGGGTTACAGTTAGACCAGGTCTTAATTTGGCGATAGTAACTTTACCTTCGTTTAAAGTTTCTTCCCAACGTTTAAAAGATCTCATATTTCCTTCCTTTGTTTAACCTGCGGCCGAACCCATTGCTTGTTTAGCTGCAGCGCGTTCTTTATCACGCTCTTTAGTTCGTTTTTCACGTTCCTTTTCAACTTCGTCTTTTGCCTTTTGTCTTTCGGCATCAGCAACGTGCTTTAATTTAATTCTTTCTTTTTCTTTGTCTTGACGATCTTTCATCAATTCAAGTTCAGATGCTTGTCTTGCTTTTAAATTAGCAGCAGCAACAGCATCTTCTTTAACATTAACCGTACTCATAATATCTCGAATACGTTTCTTGTGTTTCTTTTGCGTCTTTTTAGAAACGCCTGGTTCTCCGTCAGGACCTACTCCTAATCCAGCAATGTTTCCACCACCAACATTATTTGCAGGTTCTTCGTCGATGTCTCGTTTAGCTGCTTCAGCAATCACTGCGCCGTTTTCATCAATGAATCGTTGTAACGCTAAATTAAAGTCCTCTTCTAAAGATTCCTCTGTTAAATAGTTAGTTGCGTCAATTCTTTGCTGTTCACGTATCAACCATAATGCTGATGCATACGATGCAAGTTTAGTTTGACCGCCAGGAAGTTTACCGAGTAGTTTCTTCAGATTTAAAATCATTTGGTCAAAATTACCAAACGCTTTCTTTTGCGCATTCTTTGAGAATTCCTTACGCTTGATTAGGATATTACCCTTATCATCAATAATTCCTTCTTTATATGCTTCCCACTTATTAAAAGGCGTAACTAGCCGTTTGATAAATGAATACACTAAGAATAAATCTACTACCATTTATATTTCCCTCAGCCTTGTTTCAATAAACTCATCTCCATTAATGGATAACGCGCTTATTGTTAAATCATCGTATACTAATAGATCAGGCATAAAGTTCAAATACTCCACGAATGGTTTTAAATACTCGTGGTACTCATGCAATCGCATGAATAGCATATTTGTTGCATGCCCACCAAACACATTGAATATTACAATGAGATGGTTCAGAATTAACCTTTCTTTCAATTCATTATCTTGTCTATAACGAGATAGAAGCTTGCGGAGATATTGAAATCTCTTTATGTCTTCTTCGAACTCTGACAACTCAGTACACTGAGGATTGTCATAGTGTTTCATCGCATATAGCAGAAAGGTTGATTCTGTCAAATTCATAATAATAAAGGCTAACTATTTAAAGTTAAGCGTCAGCTACAATTGAATCGTCGCCTGAACCTGTCACACCTAAGTCACCAGCATCAGCTGCTGAAACTTTCATTGGTACCAAACACTCTGCAAAATGTCTTGAATTTGCAGTATGATATAACCACCAACCTGGTCCTGTAAGTCCTTTAGCTCTGTTAGCAGCAACACCTGCCTCTGTTAAGTCAACGAATACTACGTTGTCTTTGTCATGAGACTTATTGGTATTACCTGAGGCGCTTTCGAGCCACTTAGGTACGCTTGCTACTGCGTCTGTCTTTCCCCATAGTGCCATTGTTATTCTCCTAATTTATTATTTTAAAACTTTATAAAGTTCATTAACTAAGTCAGCTTTCTTTTTTCTTTTATCAAGTTCAATACCTGCTTTACGACCTTCAGCCTCAAGTCCAGCTTTTGTTAGTTTACCTAACTCAGCTTTAGTAACTTTAGGACCTTTAGCAACAGCAGCCTTCTTTGGCTCCTTTACTGGGTCTATTTTAGCAGGAGTTTCATCTGATGAAAATAAGCTTTTAATCCAATCAATCAAAAACATAATTTACTCCTATTATATAATTAAGAAATTAACTACCCGCAATTGCTAGCAGCTA